ATGAGCGCCATCTTTGTCTATACCAAAGTATTCTCTGATTGTATCTAATGTATAACTTTTCAAATCGTTGTTATGCTCAAACCAATAAAAAACTAAATTCATACAGTCTACTACATCTCTAGGAAAAAATAAAGAGCTTTTTCCTTCTTTGTTTGTGTTATTATATTTTACGCTTAACCTATCTATAATAGGTAAGTCAAATCTATAAATATTATATCCAGCAGCAATCGGCGCACTAAATTGACTTTTTTTCGATGCTCTAGTATGATATTTATCTAAATAATTAACAAACATTTCCCAAGCATGGGATTGTTTAGGATATTTTTTCCATTCAGATAAAACCTGCTCTTTTGAACATCCTTTAACTTTTGCATGAAAATCTAATATATCTGTTTGATATTCGTAATTTTCATCTTGCTCTATAACTTCTGGCTTAAAATTTATATTAAACTCAGACTTTGGAATTATTTCCAATTTTATTGGATCAACCATAACAGCCGCAATCTGAACTGGACTGCATACTCTAGGGTCCGATCCGTCTGTTTCAAAATCAAAAACACAAATTTTGTTATAATTAATCATCAACCTGTACTTCTGTTAGCGGCTTAACACCAATTTTCTGATTCTCATCTGTTACTAGACAAGCATTAGTATACTTGCAGCAACTAATTCTTTTTTCTTGAATTCTTTTATATTCAATATCACCTAATTTAAATACTTGATCAAGTTTTACATCTTTAAATTGTACAGTTTTCATATTACACTCCTTGTTTAAGCAGTTCTGAGATAGTCATTATTTTATCCAACATAGCAACGCCAAGTATATCAAATTTAATTATACCAATATTTTCTAAATCTTGCATTTCCATGCCCGCTATTTTTTGTTCGTTTTTACTATCGTACACCATTGGACATATTAAATTTAATGGTTCTGAACTAATTGCTATACCGGCCGCGTGTTTGGACTGATTAGACTTTGTGCCCTCTAATCTTATAGCCTGCTCAAACCTTTTTGCCAACGGACCCTGTAAATTACCATTATCATCAATGTAGCACCATTCTTTTAATTTATCTGTGTTATTTTCTAATGCCCATCTTATTATTGATGCTTCTCCTGTTTCTTCTTTCATTTCTTGAAGTTCGTCCGCTATTTTTGCCTCGTCCGGAATATGTTTGGTAATATTGTTCATTTCTTCAAAACTAATATTACCATATACTCTTAGAACATCTTTTAATGCTCCTCGACCTTTGATAGTATTGAACGTTATCATTTGAGATACTTTTTGTTCACCATATCTATCTTTTATATATTGTATAATTTCTTCTCTCTTATTAATTGGAACGTCCACATCAATATCTGGCATACTTATTCTATCATCAGTATTTCTACCAGCATTATAAAATCTATCAAATAAAAGATTATATTTAATAGGATCTATATTTGTTATACCAATTAGATAAGACACTAAACAGCCAGCAGCACTACCTCTACCGGGTCCAGGAAGCCATCCATTTTTTCTAACATATTCCACAATATCTTGAACTATTAAGAAATAGCTACTTAAGCCCGCTCCCTGCAATACATCTAATTCATACTTAATTCTATCAACATAAATATGATGTTCGTTTTCAGGAATAGTATTTGCAATCTTCTTTTTCCACCCTTGGCGACAAAGTTCTCTGAGATATTCTGCTTCGGAGAGATTTTGTGGACACGCAAAAGGAGGAAGTTTTGGTTTGCTCAAAATATCATAATCTTCAACTAAATTTGCCACATAGATAGTATTTTCTATTTCTGTGGTTGTGTGAATTTCTGCCATTTCTTCTTGAGATGGAATATGATAATTATCTGACAAGAAAAAACATGCTAATGGTATATCTTCATCGTTACTTATTTTCCTACTAATATCAGGAAATGTAATCTTTAGATTGTTACACAATAGCACTCTTTGATCAGCAGCATCCTCTTTTCTACAATAGTGAGCATCTGGAGTGCAAATAACTTTAGTATCAGTTTGTTTACCTATTTCTCTAATCGCATTAGTTAACACTTCTTGAATAGCTAAATTAGCTTTATCAATAAGCTGAGCTTCTAAAAATACATAATTATTAAATATATCTTTAAGTTTTTTTACATGCTCAATTCCCAGTTCTAGCCAATTCGTCCTCAATTGTGTTTTATCAACTATAGCGTCTGCTAAAGTTGAGCCTAGATGACCAGTGATACAGATTATATTACCAGAATTTAACTTCTTTATAGATTGCAAATCTAATCTTGGTTTATGATAATAATTTTCTGGTTGATTGGATGTTGAAACTATCTTTATAAGATCATTCCAGCCATCCAAATTTTTGCACAACACAACAAGATGGCTTAATTCCTTATTTTCTTTTTCTTTTATCGATGGATCTTGTTCACAAATATATAATTCACAACCAAGAATTGGTTTAATATTTGCTTTTTTCATTGCTGAATAAAACTTAACAGCTCCCGCTATATTCCCGTGATCCGTTAATGCACAACAATTTGCGCCTATTTCTTTGCAACGATCAGCAATTTGCTCTGGTTTAGACAAGCCATCAAGTAATGAAAAATGGCTATGAACATGGAGTGGTATATAGTTCATTCTGTACTTCCGGGTGCTTTGTACTTACCAACAGTATATCCCGGAGTTGTGTATTTGTCAACCACATGATTCATGCCATTCAGATCGATATCGTGCCTGATTTGTTCGCACACTGTCATATAGTTACCTTTTGATATTAATTGATTATCTCTATATTCTAATATAGGTAATATATTTTTATTGTTCTCAAAAGTATTTTTCCCAAAATAACACAGCTTGTTGCATTTCCACGTTTTGTTCAATTTTGGTCGCTTGCATTTTTTTATCTCTTCAAATTTTTTTCTAATTAATTCTTCTGTTGATGATAGATCGCTTTTATCAAAGCACATACTAAATGCTCCGCCATCATTAATAAAATTAATTGACATTATAATATGATCATATTCTGGATATAATTTACTCAGAGCATAATGATAAATTTTCAATTGTGGATCCACATATAGTTTCTCTAGACTTTTTTCTTGTCCTGTGGCCCAATCTAATCGTCTTCCAGTTTTCCAGTCTATGATTTCTAGTGTGTTATCGTTAACTTTGGTAATAAGGTCAATTGTTCCCTTAATAGCCAATTTACCTTCTAGAACACCTTCTAGTGTTTCATAACTATAGTTTGCCCAAGGCTTATCGATCACAATATCAAAATGCTGTTCTGGTCTGACTATGTTTCTAGAGCGAGGATCAAAGATACCATTGTGGTCTGTGAGCGCTTTATAAACCCATTTATGGCAGTCTTTAAAGTCTTTCAGTTCCCACTCATGGTGTTTAAACTGAGACGTGTAATACTCGTATACTTGCTCTGTAATTTGGTCTAAATTGTATTTTTTAATATCAATATCACCTAGTATATCATCATTATATTTAGATTCATTGTTTTGTTCACTAAGTTTAATTCCGGCCAATATTTCAAGTACTTTATGTACAATTGTACCTTTATCCGCCTTTTTATTAGATGGACTACGATATCCAAGCACGTACTCAATAAAATATTGTTGTTCGCACATACAGTGCGTACCATACGAACTACTGCGTAAATATGTAATTATTATGATAGCACCTTTTTCTTTTTTAAGAAATCTAAAACAATTTGGTTTTGTTGTTGGATATTAATATTTTCATTATATATGATCAAATCAAAATTACTATTAGCATAATTGATTTCATCTAATGCGGTTTCACTAGCATGATCAGAATTGTACGGATTGCGTGTTAACTTGATTACCAGTCCTCCAGCATTTTTTATTCTCTCTACCTCGTTTGGAAATCTACAATCTGCTACTATTGCTAATTGTGGTTTTTCGTTATTGATTTTAGTAACAGTTGCTCCGGCCCAAACATCATTTTTCATTTTTCTAAAAATATCTGTGCCAACAAATTGCATAACTTCACGAGCAGTTAATCTTTTATTATCCCACTCTATATCCGTTACTGTATTTTTATCAATATCATCACCATAACATTGTTCATAAGTTAATCCTAAAATATTCATGCAAATATCTTTTTTTAAAGGATCTGCAAAGTTATATATTTTAGCTCCGTTAAATGGCTCAACAGCGCCATTAAAGTATTTGGCAACAAACTCAGAACAAGTTGTTTTACCAGATTGTTTTCTACCAGCAAAAGCAATAATTTTAGTCATATTATCCTTTGAATATATTCTGTAATTTGTGTTTTGATTTCTTCCTTAGTCATTTCCGCAACATCTGGCTTACTAATTTGTGGCACAAATACTCTGTAAGTATTTTGGCACTTGTTCATAATTTGTTGAGCGGCTTTTTTTCCAGCATCATCATTATCGGTTAATACTATAAGATTCATAGCTCCAGATGAATCTAATAATATCTTTTGCCTGTCACTTAGCGAAGATCCAAACATTGCTACACTATTATGTAATCCATTCTCTTCTAATCTCCATACATTACCGGGACTCTCTACAATAATAGCTGTTTGTGTTTCTAATATAAATTTTTTAGCAAACCAAAAATTATAAAGATAATTCTGGCTTTTAAAGTCAGCACTATGCTTCCATTTTGGAAACATCCATCTATCGTTTTCGCTTGGACAGCCAATAATTTGATCATGATAAGATGAACACGATCCGCATTTTTCGAAAATGCTACGTCCAGTACATCCTACCATATATTTATAGTCGTTGTCATAAATTGGCACAACAACTCTATTGTGCATTGGCTTGCTTTTATTTTCACATAGTCCTACATCATATTTTTTTAATATGTCTTCAGAATATGATCTATTTATGTAATATTGTGCCGGAATTGATATCAAGGATAGAATGTGTTTTCTAGTTATTTTTGATTCTACTTTTTCACTACCATTATTGATATAATTAACTATACTAGTAAAACTCTTTTTATCTCTATCGGATTTTGATACTTTTATGCTCTTTAAATCTTTATTCAGAAAGGAAAGCGCATAATCAAGAGCTTCTTGAAATGAACAAGCAGAATCTCCCGGTTCGGTCCAGCCATATTTTTGGTGGGAAATAATACCTCTGATAAAGCCTAGAATAGATGCTTTAAATTCTTGTTCGCAGTTGTGTGTTCTGCATTTCCAATTCCCTCTATATGTCTCACCTTCTGGATAAATATTAATAGCAGAACTATTGTCTCCTCCGTGTATTGGACAACTCATAGATATCATCTTAGAATTAGTTTTATATTGAATATCAAAACTATCTAATAAAGATTCTATATTATCGCACAATTCATCGCAAACAATTTTTAGTTTTGCTTGATCAGGAGAACGGTATTTCTTCATCGTGTTCATCGTTGACAACAAACCCTTCATCTGTAGACTTGGTATTATTTAATAATTCTAATCTGGTTTTTCCTTCTGTGATCTTTCCGCACCAACCTTTCATATAACAATTGATATAATCATTATCATCCAATCCTCCACCGTGTCTACTAACTAATGGAACAAGTTTTCTGTTACCATTAGACGGACCATCTTCAGCAATTTCTTCGTCGCTTTTTCTTTTGAAGATAGTAAAATTACTACACAACCAAATAATTCTATCTGAACCACTAGCGGTATCTGTACTTTCCTTTGTAATACCATCACGATTTAATTGGATAAAAGCAACGATTGGTACTTGATATCTTACAGCAAAATTATGAAGGCTTGTCATCATAAAACCTAAAACTTGATACTCTTTTAGATCTTGACTCATGCCCTGAGTATCCATTAACTTCAAATAGTCATAAAAAATTACACATTGTTTTGCTGTTCCATCATCATTCAATCCTACCTCTTTAAGAATCCATCTTCTCATAATAGCCAATTGTTCTTCAAATGGCTTACCAGCAATACTTTTATAGAATAGTTTTGTTGACTTAAGTTCCTCTCCTGCCTGAACGATTTTATTTCTTTTATCTGGAGATTCCGCAAACTTTCCTGTTTCAATATGGTTAATTTCAACTTCGGTCATCATAGCCAAAACCCTATTAACGTGATCCACAGTATTCATTTCTGTGTCCATGTTTAAAACTGGAATTTTATGACTATGCGCTATATGAAAACCAATATTATCAGATAGTAATGTTTTACCAGTTTTTGGCCTAGCAGCAATTACATTCACTGTTCCTTTTCTTAATCCTCCACCAATAGCCTGATCATAAATTGGAAATCCTGTTGGAATGCCGATTTGATCAATCTTATTTTCTTCTAAACTTTTAATATAATCATCAATATCTTTTCCAATAGCCACAGGATTATTATCTGTGTCATTAAGCAATGAGGAGAAGTTGAATACCGCATCCTCTGCTACTCCCAAAATTGATGTTATTGGTTCTGTACCGTTAATTTCTAATAATTTATCTTGTGCTCCTTCAAGTTGCTTTCTAAGAAGTCTTGCTATTTCTAGCTTTCTAATTTTTGCCGCAAATTTTCTAACATTTTCTACGCTAACAGGAAAATCTATAATAGCTTTTAGGTGTTGTGTTTCTTCCTTTTTTGATAGAATGTGAGAAACACCAATTTCCTGCGCTGTTGCATAAATAGATGCTATATCTATCTTGGGCTTTGTATTATTGTCACAAAGTTGTTTTAAGCATCTATAAATAATTGTGTTACTATCTATAGTAAAAGAACTCTCTTGTACTATATCAGCAACATCAAGATAAGCATCCTCACCATAACGACAAATTCCAG